GGATATCCTCAAAATGTCCTCTATTCGGACCGAGCAACCACAACATATTACAGTGGAGCCGCCATCTTCTGTCATCAAAGAGGGGTCATTCACAGATGCCCAGACAAAAGATGAAATTGAGAACAATGAGCTCAGAGGTCTCATTGAGGACTTTGTTCAGATGAATATGAAGGGGCAGTGTGATTCTACGATTACAAAAATTTTCAAACACAAGGAAACCTATCTCGTTTCAACCAATTCGAAGTATTGTGAGAATCTCGAGAGAAGTCATAGTTCGAATCATGTATGGTTTCTTATTAGCGGTTCAACTATAGCTCAAAAGTGTTTTTGTAGATGTGAAACAATTCGGGGTCGCCGGGATGGGTTCTGTAAAGACTTCTATGGTCGCAAGCATACACTTACCCCCAAGATTGTTCAGAAGTTGTACCCCGAAAAGGACGATCTCAGAAAGTGTCCAGAAATCAAAAAATTTGAAGAGAAGCCCCAAATTAAACAGAGTGATGTGAAGCCGCACCTGGAATCATTCATGCAGAAACACATGAAATGTCCGGATGACACAAGAGTTATAGGAATCACCCAATTAAAAAAGAATTTCGTTGTGTCAACTACATCTTCATATTGTGAGATAATCAAGGGAAATCATGATGGTCATACGATGTCATATGTTATCAATGGGGGTTATACAATAACACAAAAATGTCCAGTTTGTAAAAGGGTGCCAAAGGGGAGTGTAAGCACTCATTGTCTCAGTGGGAGCGTCAAAGAAGCGCTCAAAACATTGCCAAAAAGGTGAAAGCTACTTAAAAAGCAGGAGTCTTTAATTATTTAATGGTTCAGACCAGAACGCGAACAGGAAGAAAAATAAAGAAGCCGGATCTCTATCAACCAGAGGAAACTGTTCTTGAAGACGATTACTCACCCGAAGAACACGATTCAGATTTAGGAACCGATATTGACACCGAAGACGAATACGATTCTGAAGAGGAAAGTGATTCTGATGATGACGATGAAGGCAGTATGAAAGATTTCCTAGTGGACGACGAAGAAAGTGAGGAAGAAGATGCTTAAAAAAAAGGCAATCTATATTAAAAAATGGAAACTGATATAGGAAATCCGATTGATTATAATCCAGTAGATGATCCATTTAAAGAAAAGGAGGAGAAGTTTGAAGATAGTACACCTATAAACGAAGAACAATACTATTTTCAACCTCCTGAGACGATGTATCCCCCACAACAACAATTTAACGCATACCCAACAGAAAGAAATGATTTTTTTTCAAATGTCGATAAGTCGGTTTGGATTATAGCATTTGCCGTGTTTTTACTTGGCTTTTTCATGGGGAAAACCATGCAGCCAGTGATCCTCCGGTACGCTTGAGTACCCAGTGAAATTCCCCGTGTCCCCATAAATTGGAATGATTTTCCCTGTGATGTCACGATTCATAACCTGGGTCGGATACATAGGAATAATGAACGCGTCGCGTGTATCCTCGACGAATCCATGTGCCGTATCCACCTTAACTTTCCCACTTTTGTTTCTTGAATTCACAATTTTACTTGGTTCAAAAAACAAAATAAAGAACGCGCTTGTCAAAATAATGGTTAAAATTATTTTCCACATTTTTGTTCTAAAATTAACTAATATTTAATTTAGGCGGAGGAGGCTTCTGGTTCTTCACTCGCCTTCGCCTGTTCTTCGCGCCACTTGCGTCTCTCTTCGATTTCCGCCGCAACGAGGGCGTCGGCTTCCTTGACGAGATCTTCCATTTGGGCATCTGGCTTTTCCTTCTTGAGCTTTTCGATAAGATCAGCTGGGTGACTAACCGGTGGTTCATCTGGCTTGGTGTAGAACATAGAGTTTTCGTCACCTGGCTTGACATACGACTTAGCTTCAGCCATGTCACGCTTTCGTTCATTGAACATCCGCGCAGCTTCGGCTTGATTATCCTTGTACCCCGACATAATCTCTTCCAATTTTTCATTTTGATAATGAACGTCTTCAATTTTAAGTGGATCCGGTGGAATCAACAACCATTTGTACATATCAACCACATAGATGTCAAAGGTGCTATCTTCCTTCTGGAGACGCTTCGCATGCGCCGCAGCCTCGTCACGGGAGGAAAAGGCACCACGGATTTTGATACCAAACTTGTCATTCTTTTGTGGGGCCTCTGGTCCTACGACGGAGAGACACGCAAATAATTGACCTGGGACTGTAGTGTAATCTTGTTCGAGAGACATGTTTTATACGTAGCACACTGCTTAAAACTTTAAGCTATTCTATTTATATAAATGAGGACATTCTGGGATAAACAGCCAGTTCCCCAAGAAGGTGTGACATATGAAAGCGGTAGGGAAATTGAAAAGGATAAGAAGATAATAATTGAACCAATGAAACTTCCCGAAGGGTTTTCATGGGATACGCCCAAACTTGAAGAGGCGCATAGACTTTTAAAACCTTATTATGTATGCGATGAAACTTTTAGACTAACATACTCAATTGAAACTCTCAAATGGGCGTCACAAACACCGGGTTATGAAAATAGAGGTATCCGTCACAATGATACTGGCGAACTTATTGGGTACATTTCCAGTGTTCCAATAAAAGTAAGAGTGTGTAAAGATGTTCTCAATATGGTTCAAATCAATTTTCTTTGTGTTCACCCCGACTACAGGGACCGGGGATTTGCACCTATACTCATAAGTGAAATCAAAAGAATTGCTAATACAAAGGGTATCTGGCAGGCGGTATACACGGCCGCAACAAAAATACCCGGTTCCCTGGTAAAGAGTTCATATTGGCATCGCTTCCTCAATGTCAAAAAACTTGTGAAGACTGGGTTCCATCAGACAAACCGACTAAGAGAAAGGTATTATGAAGTCCGAGGAAGCTCTCAATTTAGGAAGATGACATCTAAAGATATACCAAAAGTTACCCGAATACTCGAAAAATATTTCAAGGAATTCAAAGTGGCACCTCAAATTGACAGGGAATGGGTTAAGCATTGGATGCTTCCAATTCACTCGTATGTGAACGACGAAACAGAAGATTTCATCTCCTTTTATGATATTCCGTACGATCGTGTAGACGGGCAAGGTGTTGTCAAACAAGTTTATGTATTTCATATAGTTGGCGATGTCTATAACGACGCATTCATTCTCGCAAGAAATCAAGGCTATGATGTATTCAATTCTCTAGACGTAGGGCAGAAACGAGCCAACCTAGAGAAATTGAAGTTTCTTGAGGGAAGTGGGCATGTATATTATTATTTGTTCAATTGGCTTCCATCCACCCCAATTAGCTCCGAAGATATACAACTCAAATTACCATGAACGATTCAAGGTTAAAGTTTGGAACCATTTTTGTAATATGGAAGTCAATCGAATTGAACTTGTAAATTGTCTTGATGGTATGAAACGCCTCCCAGAAAATTCAATTGATATGGTGTGTACAGATCCACCGTATTTTTTAGATGGTCTTGGAAATGATTGGAACAAGAACAAAATTGATAAAAAGGGGGCTTCGTCGGTAGTTGGAAATTTACCCAAAGGTATGAAATTTGATAGAAAACAATCAAAGAAATTTCACGACTTTTATATGGAAGTTTCAAAAGAAATATTTAGAGTGTTGAAACCTGGGGGTGCGTTTGTATCTTTTAGTAGTCCAAGACTCTATCATTCCATGGCAATGGCAATAGAAGAAAACGGATTTGAAATCCGAGATATGATGGCTTGGGTTTACACACAATCTCAAGTCAAGGCATTTTCACAAGATCATATAATAGAGAAAGACAAGACAAAGACGAGCGAGGAAAAGGATAATCTAAAAAAATTATGTAAAGACTGGAGAACACCCCAATTGAAACCGACAATTGAACCCATGTGTCTCGCAGTTAAACCTATTGAGGGGAGATATATAGATAACTTTGAGAAATATGGAACTGGTCTTTTGAATACATCCGATGAAACAAAAGTTGACGGAAAATTCCCATCAAATGTTATGACTACACAAGAAGGTGTCCTAGATACAGTTTTTTTGGTAAAGAAGCCAAAAAAGTCTGAAAAGGGTGACTTTAATACACACCTATCCGTCAAACCCGTGGAACTCGTGGAACACCTTATTCAATTGTTTACTAAACAGGGTGCTGTCATACTTGATCCATTTATGGGAAGTGGAACAACCGCAGTGGCAGCTGTGATCTCTAACAGAAAGTACATAGGGTTTGACATAAATCAGGAATATATTGACATTTCAAACAAAAGAGTCCTAAGTGTGTTAAAAGAATAGTTATTCATAAAGATATGGAAGAGATTCGTAAAAACCATAATAATGCCAAGAGGGATCTCATACAGAGTGTGACGATGGAGGGGCATCAGATCCTTGATGTGGGATGTGGTTTTGGTGGTGATCTTCAAAAATGGCACAGGTGTGGCGCAAATATGAGTATGTGCGACCCAGAGCCAGAATCTCTCGTTGAGGCTAAGTCCCGAGCAAAGAATATGCATATGCGGGTGAACTTTTATGAAGGTGATATCCACAGTTGTCCGAATAGAAAATATGATATTATATGTTACAACTTTTCACTTCATTATATTTTTGAAACTCACGGGAAGTTTTTTAGTTCAATAAGGGAAATCAAAAAGCGTATGAAACCTGGTGGAAGACTCATAGGTATTATACCAGACTCGGAGAAGATCATATTTAGAACACCCCTTAAGGACAATATGGGTAACTTTTTCCTAACAAAGAATCATGGGAATGGTGGTTATGGTGAAAAGTTGTTTGTGAACCTGGTGGATACACCCTTCTATGCAGATGGTCCCAGGTCGGAACCCATAGCTTATCGTGACCTTCTCGTAACACATCTCGAGGAAATAGGATTTAAATTAGAATTGTGGGAGGGTCTCACAGGAAATCCAATTTCAGAGCTATATAGTAAATTTATCTTTGTATATAAAAGATGATCGCATTCATTGTATTAATCCTCTTAAATATTTGGATACTTTTCCAAACTAGGGAACCCCAGCAATTTACAGAAGTCAAGGAAAAATATAAACTTCTTCGCGAACACATTTCCTCGGTGAATCATCCAAAGTATCAAATGCTTGTACGAGCTATACCAATCACGGGATTCCGTACCATGGATAACGCTGTTGGTTATAATACAAACAAGGGTCAGGAAATTGCGTTATGTCTCGATGGAGAGCCAAATGAAATATTCCATGTTCTCATTCATGAATTGGCTCATTGTACGGTCGAGGAGTACTCACATTCCCCGCAATTTTGGGCTAACTACACGGAACTTCGTGATATGTCTATAGAATTGGGTATTTACGAACAGATCCCCGATAGAACCGAGTTTTGTGGTCAACATGTCCAGGATAAATAATCTTCTTTCTTCATACTAAATGAAGACTCCCCTTAGTGTTGTGCTGGTAGTCATTGCGTATTATATTGCGATGTATGGAATTACTATCATACCTCATATGAGTACTAACTATTTACTAAACCTGGCGATCATTACCATAATCATTCCAAATATTTTTAGATATGTTATTGGAAATGTGCCAAGACTCGCTGTCGATAGACTCTTTATGATTTCAACAACTGTAATTGCGTTCCTGATTACATATGGTATGAATTTCATTTTGAGTGATACAAAGGATGCTGTGAAAGATTATGGAAGTGACAGAAGCAAGACACTTAAGCTGAGTGCCTTGCTCGTATCAGCGTTTACTGTTGGAGCTTTGATTACCTATTATTCGGGTATTGATAACTCGATCTATTCAAATATGGGTTGGGAGTCAAATCAGGGCTTTACAATGTGATCCTTCGCAAAGTAGAAGACCACAGCAGCAACCAAACCGGTTGAAGCCAAGCCCACCATGCTTCGCGCCCCCTGTTCGTTAAGGAACTTTGGAACTGAAGTGACAAGCTTGTCTTGAACTGGCTTAGATACAGCCAACGCCGCAGCAGCGCCCGCAACTAGAGCGATCAATTGATCGTCGGTGAGGTTGAGTGGGTTCTTACTTTCGGGAGCCTTTTGTTCTTGCTGTGGCACCGCATAACTACCCTGGGGTTGTGGAGCGGTCATTTGGGGCATCATGCCCTGCATCTTGGGCTCTTCCATCATCATTGGTGGTTCCATCATTATGTCATTAATTGGAGTCGAGTCCATGGTCTGTTTACTTTGGCTCACATTTTTTTCGGGTTGCGAAAACGCTGGTGGTTGTTCGTTATTTACAAATGCGGTAGATCTATTTTCACCAAGTGGTACCATCCCATCACCATTATCTGCCAGGTTTAAGGTATTGATATCCGTAGACATTTAGTATAGTGTTATGGAAATTTTCGTCCTAAGTGACGCAGTCACCTGGTATTTCTGTAATTACAAAAAGATGGCCCATTTACAAGAAATTCACCTGGGATCTCAGATTGCGTCCGGCGTATGTCAAAAAAGTGAAGGCACGCTCAATTCTAT